CCATGGTTAACAACAACAGCGACATTAACCGAAGGTGAAGAAATAAATTATAATTCTCTAAGAGAAGATGCCCCCGAAAAGCTGCAATATTCTAGAGCGTATCTTTTATATGATAAGCAAAATCTTACTGAGTCAGATGATGATGTTCAATTCTTGCGTTCATCGTTGGGTATAAACACTGAATTTGAAGGCGAAGAGTTTCACGATCAGATAACTTACAAAAAAATGGCTAAGTCGCTGATCTTATCTTCAACCTCTGAATCAGACGAAATTGCAGATACCAATACAACTCGATTTGTTCAACGTTTTAGCCGTTCCCCAAAGGTTTACAACTTCAACACGGAAGAATCTAAGTTAAATTACAATCTTGGTGATGTTGTTGGCATTATTAGCCAAGACCTTCAAGATGAATCCGGCGCTGTTAACACTGATATTCGTGCTCAAGTAGTTAGAATTACACCCCAAGAACGCCTTGGTAGAACATATGCAATCGAGGCTGTTACTTACAATCCGTTCGCTGGTTCAGTCGGTGGTGGCGATAAATTCATTACAGATACGTTTGATATTAACTTATTCGTTCAAGCCGGGGCACCTCCGGCAGCAGGGACATTTAATTTTATATTTGATACTGCTGTATTCGGTCAAAACATAAAGCCCCAAGCAATAGAAGTAGGTTCATTCCCTTCTGGTTCAATTGTTAACATTGTGGGCATTAATAGCAGCACATTAGCTGCGGCAGGCGGTAAAGGTGGCAGCTTTACCGCTAACGGCACCGATGGTGGCGACTGCCTTGTAGGCAAAGCAGGTGTTACGGTTAACATTTACCTGAGCGGTAACACCGGCGACTTAGGAAATGGATCATACAATTCTGATGGTAGATTGATAGCCCCCGGTGGTGGTGGTGGTGGTGGTACATTCTTTTCGGCGGGTGGTGGCGATCCTGATGAAGGTGGATCGGGTGGCGGTGGTGGTGCCGGTAAAACATCCGGTAACGGCGGTAACGGTGAAATCATAACGGGCATTAACGGTGAAGATGGTGACGATGCGCCTTCAGCTAATTCAGGCGGAAATGGCGGTGGCGCGTTTAACGAACCCTCAACACAGGGTGGTGACGGTGGTGACGGTGGCAATCCTGGTAATAACGGCGGCGGCGCATCTGGTGGAACTGGCGGCGCTGCTGGTAAAGGTATATTATTAAATGGCGGAACAATAAACATATTAACAAACGGTAATACAGGGCGCTTTGTTAATGGTAATGGTGACGCTCCTACATCATTAACTTAATGATGTATTTTTTGGTGACAGCTTGATCCTTAAAAGGCAAAGCCCCGATTGACGGGGCTATTTTTTATTACTGTGCAGCCACATAAAGCAGCCACACACCAGAATAAAACCGATCAAGAAGATGGCACCCTGTATGTTAGGCGTCATCACAACGAGTCCTTAGAATTGCCTTTAGCTTTATCAACGCTCCGCATTGTTGCGACACCAAGCAAGCCAGTAACAACTGTTGCTAATATCCCTGACTCAATCATAGGTGGCGGTTTGCCTGTCATTTCAGCAAACGCCCACACCCAGATAAGCATTGGGTGAATCAACCCAGACCAAGCCATCGAGAATACTCCAACCCATATAGCGGCTGGCCTAGCGCCACTAACAAAAACAGAGGGGTGTTTTGCTGCTACCGCATTAACATTGATTTGAGCAAGCATCAATTGAACATGAGCGTTTAATTGCGCTAGGTCACCTCTTTGCTTTAGTTCGGCAAGCTTAGTTAACTCCCTGGCTTGTTCTGTAGGGTCTGGCCAGATGCGTTCTATGGCAGATTTTCCCATCTCGAACGCTGCACTTATTGGATCAAAAGCCATTATGAAAACTCCTTATTAAGCCACTCTTGAACATCAAAGCCAGGGCAGGTCTTACTTGATATTTCGTTATGCCCGATAACTTTGACCCCTTCGTACTTAGTCATTAGCTGGCCAACTAATTTTCTAAGCTGATACCATTGCAGGTCGCTAAACTCATCAGTGCCAATCAAGCAAATTCCGATAGTGCCAGTGTTATGACCTTTAGCGTGGGCACCAGTGACATTTTCTTCACGGCCTCGCTCAAGAATACCATCAATTCGGATTACATAATGATAACCAATATCTGACCAATTTCTAGGCGGCCCCATGTGCCAGCGCCTAATGTCCGCGGCGTCGTGATGCCTACCATTTGGGGTGGCCGAACAATGCAGAATTATTTCTTTTATTTTTCGCATAAGTAATGCCTCTCCTTCATTGCGCGCCATGAGTTGTATTCTGTTGAGCTTCTAAGTATTTTATTAACTTCTTTCATGCTCACCTCCTAATTATATTAAATTATATCACTTAACTGATTTTATTTTCAAATGTTTCCAGTCAATCACTTTAATCTCTTCAACAGTGCCGGCTACTTTGTTTAGCTTTGATAGCGCCCGGTTAAAATTCGATTGCTCTACCATATTTATTGCAGCGGCCCCGGTATCAGTGCGGCCACTTACCAGGTAATCGTGCAGAGCTTTTATAATCGGCTCACTCTTTATGCTGGTCAGAGTTAGCAATAAATTAACACGCTCTGAGCTCTCAAGGCCTCGAACTAGCATTTTCATTTGGTCACCTTACGCCAGAATGCGCGGTCATATTATTAGTTGTAGCTTGTGAATAATTGCGGAGATGGGCACGAATCATCATGAGCTGAAATGACCGAGATAGTCGGTACTTTATAATAACCATCATCACGCTGCATTGCCCCGCCAATGCATTCCTCGCTTAGCATGGGCCTCCACAACGTTTGCCAGTTCGTTTTCATTTCTTCGCAAACCATATCCTCCGGATCGTTATTCGGTTCGTCGTACTCGGCCTTAACCGATTCGGCATTTTTAGCAATAAATACCTCTGAAGTTTCGCCATACCAAAACAATTTACGGCCTTTCATTGTTACATCGAAAATCATTTGCTTAACTTTTTTATTTTTCATCTCAATTCCTTATTGATTAATTAAACACTTTCACCCAAAAGCCGCAATAAAGCGGCATCTGGAGTTTTTACTCTCTAAGGGCTTTCCCCTTGCGTTTTCATTGTCTTATCCTCTGATGGGTAAATATTCACTATTCTGGCACCTCAAAACCCCAATTAAGGGGCCGCGTGTTATTAGATGGTTCCCGTAAAATTATTCCATATCTTCCCAGCACCAAGCTTTAGTGCCCGTGTTGGTCCAGTTTACGCACGTATCACAAAGTCCCTCGTCAATAAGGATGTATTGCGCGTGAGCGTGATCATCGGCTTTGATTCGCACTATATGGCCGCTGATATCTCTTAATAAATCTTGCGATTCGCAATCTAAAAAGCTAAATGTTTTCATTCCGTTTCCCATAGTTAATTAAAAATAATTCTTCAAAATATCCTCGAGAACTACTCTTTGCTTTTTCCTTCCGCACTTCCTGCATTGTGACGACATTCCGTTTTTAGTGTGCGTGTTTATACCAAAATGTTCAGTGTCGGCCGGCAACCATTCTTTACCAATTGAGCATTGTTTTAGCCTCTTGCCGCCTTCGAATTTCATGTTAGAAACTCTCCGACCTGGCTTTGTCCTGTCTTCCTCCCATATGGGGCAGTATGGCGCCCTCATGGTTTTATTTTGCTTAAATGCGTTACTACTTTGCTTTGCGCTAAACTCAGCTCTACTAATTTTTATCTTATCGGTTTCTGTAAATTCAACGGCGCGATCAACTGGCTTTAGCGCACCGTTACAGAAATTTAATAATGCGCTCATAATCGCCCTCTTTGGATCGCCGCCTGGTTAAATTAATCAATAGCTAATGGTTACGGCTGGAATTAAATGTTTAGCAATCGCCGTAACAGCCAGTTTTGCTTGTTCCTGGTTTAGCCCGGCATGAATAAACGCCTCCATAGCCGTCCGGTTTATATTGCCTTTATGGCTTTTGTCGTCCTCACGCCGCGCTTGAGCCTGTTTTTGCTGTTCCGCTAAATCTTGCTGACGTTGAACTTCGGCTAACCGGGCGTTTTCGGCGGCAATTTCAGCATCACGAATAGCTTGCTGTTCTGCTAAGATTCGTCTTTGCTCTGCCTGTTCAGCTTCGTATCGTGCGCGTTCTTGCGCGTCAATAGTATCTTGTCTTGCTTTCGCTTCACGAGCAGCAGAATCAATCGCATCTTGAGTCGCTTTAACCTCCGCATCAGCAACGGCTTGCTTAGCTGCCATTTCGCGCTGTTCGGCTGCAATTTTATCGCGCTCTGCCTTTGCTATTTTCTCGGCAGCTTCCTGTTCAGCTCGCGCCTTGGCATCGGCAGCGGCTTTTATCTCTGCTCTTTCAATTTCGGCTTTTCGATCGGATTCTTCCTGGGCAGCTTTTAGATCTCGATTTTCTTTTTCAAGATAACCGGCTTCTAAATCGGTCTCGAACTTAACAAGATATTCCTTAACCTCTTTGGCCTGTTTTTTCTCTGCTTGCCAATCAGTTAGCGGTTGACGTAATTCCGATTGTAGATCGGTTAAAAAGTCCTTAACCTTTTTCCGGTTGCCGTCAATAGCTTTTGGTATTAACTTGTACTCAGCTGCAAGTGTTTTGCCTTCCGCCTCGAGATAAGTTTTACAGTCAGTAACTTTGGTGATGTTTTTTGTTATTTCACCGCGAGACTTAGTTGTTGAAACATCTGGAACGTGCGACCGAGCTTCTTTGGCGATATTATCAAGAATGGTATCAACTGAATCACCCTTGGTAAAAAATGGAACCAGCTTAACTTCCTTGATTTGAATCAGTTCGTTGCTCATTGCTGTTGTCCTTTTAGGCGCTCTATTTGGGTGGGCGATAAATTCCATTGCTTGGCTATGCTCTCTACTGTTTCGTTTCCTGACTTTATTGCCTCGGACATAGCGCCAACGTCATTAGAAAATTGATCGTCCGGATAGTACACCGGCTCAACAACTAAAAGCGGAATCGTTTTCTTAACTCTAACACGCTTGTTTTTCTGTATATATGCCGTGTACCCAGCCTTATCAATATCAGATAACGCGCCAACGACTAAGCCGCCAACTTCTTCACCTCCCCATTTAACGGTGGGGTCGCCGGTTATCTTAATGGTTTTACCAACCCAGTAATCAGACTCCTCACCCCATGCGCCGGCTAGCACCCGGATCATGCCCTTGTTTGGCTTGTACGGTTTACCATTACACCCGGCGAATGTAATTGTTACTGGTTGCTGATCTGAATTCGTTACATGAACAGACTCAATTAGAGCGATTAAACTTCCATTGCCAACATCAACATAATTTAATTGATCTGATTTTGATTGCATCGCTTGCTTGACATTAGCCATGGTATTCGCCTCCTAATTTTTCAACTGTTGCGTCGACTTCCGCCAAAAACGCCACTAACAAAGAACGGGCTTCTTGGATAAAATCTTCGTAATCTTCCCGCCGGAGCCCTTTAGTGAAAAGCTTGTTAATTTGATTCCGGTCATCGTAATGGCCAAATATCCACCACTTAACGCAGTCATCCATGATCATGGGGCATAGACATTGGAGCAAATGTTCGCTCGGCACTTCATTGGCAACGATGTATTCAATGTGCTTTTTGCCTGCCTTCGATTTTGTCTCATACCCGCCAACGATGTCGCCTTTTTTATCAAAACACACACAGTCAGGGCTATACTTAAATGTTGGTAAAGTTTCGCTTTGAAGCATTCCGACAGTTGAAAGCTTAACTTTGTGCTTGATGCTTGCGGCTTCTATAGATAAGGGCTCCAGGTCGTTGCCTCGCTCCATATCAGGGGAGCAATAGTCGTCAATCTCTAATGAGCTTTGGCGTTCAGAAACCAACTCGAGCAACAATGTATTTTGCTTCTTTCTGTCGATTGCCTTAAGCTTTTCGGACTCATCGATAACAAGCTTTTCGCCATCCATAACCCAAGTTTTGCCGCCCATGGTCCACGCTTTTGTCGCGTTCGAATATGAAGCACCAACCGCCGACTCCATTCTTGTGCCGGTCACGCAGGCCCAGCGATGCTCATGCCAGACATCGGAGCCCTGTTTTAGTTCTAATATTTTCATTTTTTAATAATCCTCTGGTTCGTATTCGTCTGGCTCTTCGACGTAATCACAATTAATGTTGTCGCAATGTAATTGATCGCCCTGCATTGATGTTCCACAATCGCACCATGGGCAAAAGAATTCTTCAGGCTCGTTCCAGGGGAAATTTGGATCGCTGCCCTGGCAATTGTCAGGTAAATTTGAGTTATCCATTACTCATTCGCTCCGGTGTTAAGGGTTGCTAGTACTTCGGCGGGAGAGTGAAACCTGACCTTGATTTCGGCCATTAGATTTTCAACTTCTGATTCAAAACGATTGATATCATCAATTGATGATGGCGCATTTATGATTGTTGATTTGAATTTGTTTTCTTCATCCAAATAAACCCATGTGTCACTTCTAAATCTACCGTGGATGGCCACTTCAATATAATGGCCTTTCATCGCTTTCTCATTTAAAGAAAACCCGACCAATTTAGCCATGGCCTTTGATATTGCTGTTTTGATTTCGTTGTTCATTTTACTTGTCTCCTTGGCTTGCTTTATTAAGCATCATTTCAATGCCCATCACGAAAGCCCTGTCACCCTTAATAGATGCTTCCAGTGTTTTAATTTGCGTCGAAATAGTTAATTCAAACAAATCAAAGTCAATAACTACGGCTCCACTGAGTGAGCCGCAATTGGAGAAGCAAACAACAGGATCGATGTGTGAAGCTTGGCAATCCTCATAAAGCCTGTTCAAATTATCAATTAACGTTTCAGCATCTTCGATCTTTTTGATTTTATTTTTTATGTTTTCCATTTTCATTCCTTAATTTCTGTTGATGTTTCGTTTTTAATAAATACTACTTAGCTTTTGCCTTATGTTCTGCAATTATCAGGTTTACAAAATCAGTTAACGGGTTGTCGTATTTCTTTGCAGTTTTAAACCCTTGCACTCTTGCAGCATGACCAGCAAGAGCTTTTTCGATTCCGATATCCGTAATCAAATCGTGTGTTGAATTTTTCATGGCTCGATGTCCTTTTCTGTTTTGTTATTTCGTTTTGATGATTAAATCTTAGCACCTAACAATTATTAAAGTCAACATGTTTTCTATTATTTTTCATAGTGTAATTTATGTTGACTTTTATTTACTTTAAAAGCATCATTGCTACATCAAACATTACGGAGAGTTAAATTGAAAAAAGTAAACATAGCATTAACAAGTAAAGCAGCAGGCGATCTAAAGCAGATATCTACAATCAGAAAAGAGCGCGGGGATTTAATTAAGTCACAGGTCGCGATAACAGAACAGCTAATTACTAAGGAACTGGAGCGGGAGGAAAGACGAAATGATAGATAAAAAATTAGGATTTAGGCGGAAGATTCACAAACTGCAGTGTCCGCAATGGGTTTTATCTATGGCTTATAGCGCAATGTTTTGGTCCTTTATTTTTGCCGCTTATTCCATAGCATAAAAAATCCCGCGCCAACGGGATAATTAATTAGTAACGAGGTAAATATAACATGATTAATTTAGACAATCTTAAAAAGCTGAACCAGTTAAACGCAGAAGCGGATGAGGCAATATCTAACGCCAGCGCTTGCAATAGAGCAGAGATAGCCCTTAAGTCTCAAAGGATATCAGATAGAAGCGCCACTGATGTAATTAAGTTGATGGAAGCTGGCTTTAGATATGGAGCCGACAAAAAAGCTAAAGAAGCATTTTTTGAAGTAGTAAACGAGCATAAAAATGAGCTTCTTAGGCTCGCAGAATTAAGACTAAATTCAGAAGGGAGAATTATCAAGTCAAAAGCAATGATGGTTAAGGCGCAAATTAAATTCAGTATTATTGATGTCGAGGTTGATTAGTATGCACTATTACCAATTTAACATTGGTGATTACGCCAGCCATACCAGCAGACTTTCGCCGATGGAAGATTTAGCTTATAGGCGATTGCTAGATCTGTATTATCTAAATGAACAGCCGTTAAACGGATGCTCAACAGACGTTGCGCGGGAAATAGGACTTGTTGAACACCTGTCATCTGTTGAATACGTTTTATCTAAATTTTTTACTTTCGAAAATGATTGTTACAGACAAAAAAGAATCGATGTTGAAATTAAAAAATACAAATCTAACCACAAAAACAAAAGCAAGGCTGGCATAGCGTCCGCCAAAGCTAGGCTTGCTAAGGCTAAGTTAACAGGTGTTGAACGGGTGTTGAACACAGAGTCAGCAAGTGAGCAACAAAACATAAAACATAAACCATTAACCAAGAACCATAAACCAATTAATAAAGATCTATTGCGCGATGAAGCATTCGAAATATTTTATGGCGCTGGCTTGGTTAAAAAATCAAGAATGGCGGCAGCCAAAAAATTCGATGCCTTGGTCAAAGAAATGAAATGTGATCCGATTGAATTTGCCAATTTACTTAAAAGCGATATTCAATATCGAATTACCAACAATCAGTTTGGAATTGACAAATTACACCCATCAACCTATTTAAACCAGCAACGGTGGACAGACGAGCATGAAGCAGCCAACCAAAGTAACAATGGACAGCCTCAAGGCAATCGTAAGCTCTCAGCAGCAGAACGCATTCGAGAACGAAACGAGCAAACCTACGGAAGTGAGCAATCAAGCGGCGGATTGGGTCTGGCAACAGATGGCTGAGATATACGGCGAGCAATGGGTTAGGGAACATGGCGAAAAACCTTCGTTAATGTGGAAATATGCGCTTAACAAACAAACTCAGATCGAAGTTAAAACGGCTGTTGCTGAAGTTATCAAACAAGCGATAACCTGGCCACCCAACTTAACTAAGTTCATCGAGCTGTGCCAAGGCCCTCAAATTGACACGGACGAAGCGTTTAACCGTATGATCGCCAAAAAGCCATGCCATGGTATTGCTGAATTCGAAACACGCGCAGAATGCTCGTTCAGGTGTAAGCAGCAACTACCAGAGGACAAGGCCCGGGCATTATTTAGAAAGGTGCTTACCAAGAACATTCAACGGGTACGAAACGGTGAGTTAGTCGAACGAGATTTTAACCCGGTGCAAATGCCAAGCCCTGAAAAATTCCGAGAGACCGAAACGGAAGAGATGCGAAACTCTAGGCTTGATGCTGAAATTGGAATTATGCAATCGAAAGGTCAGAGGTTGATCGGGCCTTACAAGAAGCGTTATTTAGAAACCAAGGGGAAATAAGATGCTAAACGAACAGAAAAGATTGGTAGAAGTTTGTACCGAATGCGGCCGGGCTTGTTGTTGGCATGGTGAGTTTATGTGCTATGAATCCAAGCACGCTGGTACTGAAAAGAAAACAGTGGCCGAGCTAAAGAAGACCAATTTAGAGCATGAAAGTTATTATTCAAAAGAAACTATTAAAAAAGTTTACGGAGAAGAAGCGCCGCACGGATATTTAAATGAAATAAACAAACTTCAGCTAGATATACTATGGTCTTTAAATGATCACAGCGGCCAAATGACCTACGTAATCAGAAACATATTATCAAATGAACACTGGAACTTTAATTACGATTGGAAATCTCTAAAGACAAATAAAATACTTTACAACTTAAAGAAGCTTGAATCCATCGGTTTAGTCACCAGGGTTACGGGCAGAGCAAATGTATACAAAACCCAATTGAAATGGATGCTAACACCGATGAGAGACTAAACCGATGGCTAAGCAACCGCCAACAATTTACCACCCAAAAGGTTCTATGTGCGCCGTATGCGTAAACAAAGATAAAGATTGCACTGTTCTTGATTTTAAGAATATGCCGGTGACGTCGCAATACAGCCCGGCGAATAGTGAAAATATTTACAAAACAGTTAAGTGTTCCGAGTTTAATAATCTTAGAAAGTTACCGCAAATAATTGGAGAGAGTAATGGACATTAAATTTAGAGCTTGGTACTTAGGGAAAATGATTAATAACTGTGCCGTGGTTAATGGTTGCTTGGCTATTGAAGAAAACTTCAAGCCAGAACATGATCACGTTTACACAGACGAAAACGGAAGGAATTATTATTCCGATTGGTCGAAATATAACTATTACCCTATGGCTAAGTTAATGCAATTCACCGGCATGACCGACAAGAACGGCGTGGATATTTATGAGGGTGATATTTTAAAAGTTTGCGATTATTACATGACTCCAACGATTCACGAAGTTCAATGGGGAGGTAATGATTATCCTGCATTTACTTTGTCGCCAGAGATTGGATTTGAATCAAATTGTTTTTCTCATATCGCTGCCAATGGCGATATATCAATTGAAGTAATCGGCAATATTTATCAAAACCCTGAGCTTTTAACAGCCTAATCCGGGCTTAATAATTAACAACAGGAGAGAGTAATGAGCGAAGAAAAGTTTACGCAAGGCGAGTGGCATTGTAAAGATTTCAACAGCCTTAATCAGGGTGTCCAATACGTAAGGAGCGGTACTAGTGAAATATGCGTCCTTTATCAGAGTGTTGATGTTAACGCAGCTAACGCTCACTTAATCTCCGCGGCGCCTGAAATGTATCGTGTACTGGTTGATCTTATTGCTGAAAAGAAAGCGAATTTTGGTGATAACTCATGTGAACATCTTGATTTGATACTAGCAAAGGCCCGAGGCGAAAATGAACCTTAAATCTGACACCGAAATCAACGAACTCATCAAATGGATATAAATTTTGTAAAATTATAATAATGTGGTATAAAAATAAAGCACCTAGATTTAGCGGTCGAAAACCTGAACTCTGAACAGGCCGGTGCAAAACTTCAATTCAGGGCGAATACTCAGAGGTATTTAATATGAAAGAATTCCCGGCGGTTCCCGCAAACAAAAAATCTATCACAAAAAGAAGACTGATATACGGTGTCGGAACTAATGATGCTAATCATCTGGTTCATCATCAAACAAAAAAAATCAGCATGGTGTGCCCGTTTTATTCAAGATGGAAAAACATGCTAAAGAGATGTTATTCAGAAAAATATCATTTGAAAAATCAGACATATATAGGTTGTACAGTTTGTGATGAATGGCTTACTTTCTCAAAATTCAAAGCCTGGATGATCAAGCAAGATTGGGAAAATAACCATTTAGATAAGGACATTAAATATTCAGGCAACAAAATATACTCCCCTGATACTTGCATTTTTGTTACCAGCGAAATAAACAAACTATTTAACTCTCACGAACTTGATAGAGGTAAGTACCCAAAGGGTGTCCGCCTTATTAAGGCATTAAATAATTTCACGAGCCAGTGTTCAGTCAACGGGAAACAAAAACATATTGGAACATTCCCAACGCAAGAGTCCGCCGGTAATGCATACAGAATATTTAAATCAAAGTTAATACTATCGATAGCTCAACAACAACACGAACCGCTAAGAGGTTATTTAGTCAGGATTGCTAGAGAAACTAATAATGAAAAAATATAAAATAATTTATGCGGATCCGCCGTGGTCATTTAATAGTAAAAAATCAGGCGGAAGCATGACTTCGGGCGCTGCCAGTCATTACCCAACCATGACTATGGGAGAGCTGAAATCAATGGACATTAAGAGCCTGTGCGCCGACGATTGCTTACTTGTCATGTGGTGGGTCGGAAGTCAGCCTCAAAATGCCATTGATTTATGCGAAGCGTGGGGATTTACTGTTAAAAATATGAACGGTTTTGTGTGGAACAAACTTACTGTCAGGCATCTGCCATTTTTCGGAATGGGATTTTACACGCGGGCCGGTAGCGAATCGGCGCTAATAGCAGTTAGAGGTAAACCATCAAATATAATTGTCAATCACGGAGTAAGAGCCGTTAGGAGCGCGGTAAATACTAAGCACTCAAGAAAGCCGCCGCAATTTCGAGATGATATCGTAAAGATGTGCGGCAATGTTCCGCGCCTTGAAATGTTCGCGCGTGAAAGTACCGATAATTGGTCTGTTTTCGGTAACGAAGTGCCTGGAAGCATTGAAATAAACACGACACTAAAATAACTTATTTAGACAGAATTGGAACTAACGATTAAGGGAACACATGAAAAATTTACATAAATTAATTCAAATATTACAAGACATGAAAACCTCAAGAGTTGCTAACTATGTGATTGCTGGTCTTGATAGTTACATGCTTGAGGCTGGCAACGTTCGAATGTTTGAGAACAGCAGGAACCATCAAGATCAGATAACACCACACAGCCATCGATTCGATTTTGTTTGTTTAGTTCTATCTGGTTATGTCATCAACAAAATATGGACTCACACAAATGATGAACTAGGTGATGTCTTTGAGGAATCCGTTATTAAATATTCAGGGAAAATCGGAGAGCATTCTAAACAAAAATGCGGAAGAAATTATTATAATTTTGAATGTAATAAATATGTAGAAGGCCAGTGCTACAGTATGACTTCAGAACAAATTCATTCAATACAATTCAGTAAAGGGGCTAAGGTTTTATTTTTTGAAGGTCCATCGCTATCTGAAGAATCAATAATTATCGAACCTGTCGTTGATGACCTGGTGATTAACACTTATGAAAGTCGAGATTATATGTTCAAAAAGTGCAGTTAAAAAAGCCCCTTAGATTTAATTAAGGGGCAAAGGGAACAACATCAACAGAGAGTCGAAAGTTAATAGTGACACAGAACGCTAATAAATTAAAGGGGGAATGGTATGAGTGATATTAAAATGGAAGAATACGAATCTAGCGACGGAGTTGCTACTAGGGAGTTTAAGCAGCTTAGGAATATCATCAGGACTCATTGCGTTACGATGTCTGAGCAGCAAGAAGAAATTGATGCGCTAAAAGCTGAAGTCGCACTTATAAAGCATCAACATAGCAACGCGATCGCCGAAATCCAAAGACGGCCAAAAAGATGAAAGACTATCAGTTAACGAAACATAACCGGCAAGATTTTCACAATAAAATAGAGGAAGAACTTGAAAAAAACCCGGTCATTATCGTTAGCACTCAAAGCGCTGGCACCGGCAAGTGGGGAATGGCCCGACTTTGGCGCTCTTGGATGGCGTCGACCGCTAATTATATGGCCGGTAATGGTGTGACAATGCCGCTAATGATTGGTGCTAATGGCGAGCATTATGGTAAGCGACCGTTTAATGGTGGTGACGCTCATGAACTTTTTACATGCCAGCACTTGGGCGTCGACGCAAAGGGTGTTCGCCTTAGTTGGGCCAAAAAGGATCACGATGGGATGAGAGCGGCTACCAAAGGTGAACGGTTCAATGCACTATTTAAGCATGAAGCATGGGCCACTGAGCGCGGAATAATACTATTTAAGCCTCGTGGATCAGAATATGAGAAATTAGAACAGGAGCAAAACCAATGAAATACATGGGAAGCAAAAACAGAATAGCAAAGCACATATTGCCGATAATTTTAGCCGACAGAAAAGAAAGTCAGTGGTACGTAGAGCCATTCGGTGGCGGATTAAACAGCATAGATAAAGTTTCGGGGTTGAGATTAGCTGGTGAGATTAACGAATACATATCGGAAATGTGGCAGGCGTTAATTAACGGATGGAAGCCACCAACTATAGACAAAGAATTATACAAAGAAATAAAAAATAATAAATGGATGTTCGATAGGGCGCTAGTTGGGTGGGTAGGTATTTGCTGCAGCTATTCTGGAAAGTGGTTTGGTGGTTTTGCTGGAAAAGTTCAGACAAAAGGTGGATTAAGGGATTACCAGGCAGAAGCATTAAAAAATGTAATGCTGCAGATTGGAGATCTTAGAGGTCTGCAGGTTATATGTTCAAGTTACGATAATTTAAAAATCCCAAACAACTCAATAATCTATTGTGATCCACCATACTCAGGAACAACAAAATACAAAGATGGTTTTGACCATAACCAATTCTGGCGGTGGTGTCGGGAAAAGTCTGCAGATGGGAATCGAGTATTTATTAGCGAATATAGTGCTCCAGGTGATTTTGTTTGTGTGTGGGAAAAGTCAGTAAAAAGCTCATTATCAGCAAATGGTAAAATAGGCGGAAATAAAAATAGTATCGAAAAGCTTTTTGTTCATGAGTCTCAAATAAATGAGTAAATTTAACTTAGCGCTTCTAACTAATCAGGAGCGCGACGATATCGAGCTCGAGAGGCGGGCATCAATGCTAATTCGGCAGGTTAAAACAGGGACGGTAACAAAACAATTCGTTAAATCTGAGCTAGCCAGGGAGTCAAACACTGATACTCACGCAAAATTCAAATCTTACCTGAACAAGTATCGGGTATTGGAAACCACTAGAAGCAAAAAACCATGAGTACTGGAATATCTGTTTACACCAGGGTCAACCTTAGCACGCTCTACCTTAACACTGACACTGGAACACTTGATGAATACAGGCTTATCACTGCCTGTGCTCAACCTGATTGCAAGTTAATTCAAATTCCAAAACATCAAATGTCATTCCAGCCACCGCATAAAAAGAATCGCCGCGGTAAATTTAAACGATCAGGGAGAGGATAATGAATGCATTAGAAATGAGATGGCATGGAATTATAGCTGATTGGTATGAAAGCATCGGCTACAGCAATGAGCTGTTAAATAACTGCTACAGGTGCCAGCATCACCACGTAATTGGCAGAAAGGGCAAACACAACAAGGTGCATATCGGGGGCTTTTTCGTCTTGCCATTGCCGGCAGAATTCCACGATCCGCATAGCAATAGCGTATTTAACGTAACTCATCGCCGCCATAATTTTACCGCGCATTTCGGGCTTCAATCTGAACTGTTCAAAGAGATGATCGATTCAATGGTAGAATTTGGTTATGAATTGCCATTTGGCCAAGATGTAATCGACGCGATAATGGATACTAAAAAATGAAAATTATTATAGGAATTGACCCGGACTCGAATAAGCATGGAGTGTCCGAATATTGGAACGGAAAACTAGTTAATCTTTGGTCTATGCGCTTAATGGATTTACGAGATTTACTTGACGGCATAAGACCGAGGGATCAGGTTGAAATTCACATCGAGGATGTTTGCAGGGTAAGCAATAGCGGGTTTCACGTTAGAGCAAAGGATCCCTTACCAGTTAAATTAAAAAAGGCAGAAAACGTTGGAATGTGCAAGCAAGCTCAGCGTGAAGTTGAATATATGGCCGAATACCTTGGGATAAAGATCGTCAAACATCCAATATCTAGTCGATGGAAAAGCCAGCAAGGCAAGCGTGAATTCGAAAATATAACCGGCTGGACCGGCCGAAGCAATGAAGATACCCGGAGTGGAGCTTACTTTGGATTTTTAGGGCTTAAATAACATGACACATAACCCACGCGAAGACGATTACCCATACTGGCTAAACGTATGCTGCTTGGCTTTGTCGCTTGTTTTTATTGCAATATTTTTATATGCTACAATGATATATTTAAGCAATCCTGAAAACAATAAAGAGACAAAATATGCCGACGCAAGCAGTAGTCGAAATAATCAAGGAAGAGCTAAGCGAAATCGCCAAAACGTTGTCAGATAAAATATTGCTTGGAACAATAGTTGCCACAACAAGCATCACAACAGCTCAAGCCGCCGATGTTATACCGGTTACAACTATGGACATCTCGACATGGCTACCGACTGATTACGGGCTAGCTATATCAATGATTGCTGGTGTGATATTGATACTGGAACGAATACAGACGATAACTTATAAAGCGATCGACAGGCGTCGCGAAAAGAAATCAACCACAACAGCAAAAAGGTAAAACCATGACAACGACCGTAACAGTACAAGCACATTGCGATCCAGCAACAACCAAAGTTAAAATCCAAACTAGCGATCAGGGCAACCCACAGCCTGATATTTTTATCGAAGACGGCGAGAGCCATCAAGCTGTAGTTTATGACGACAGAACTTTAACTGTTAGTGAAGTACCAAAAGATTAACGAATACCCCCGACAAGGTAAGATAACCCTCTACTAGCTAAGGAGGTGAATATCTAAGTAACTAG